ATCCCCGAAAATGCCAAGACCACCGCCCTGGAGCATCGCTGCTGTCAGGAAATCTCTATCAGGAATCATGCCACCGTCTTTGTTCAGAGCCCTTGGGTCACGCCCTGCAACAATATCTTTCGCCTGTAAAGCAATCGCACCCAATGCTGTAGTCGTTACCAAAAGACTCCCAAGGTACTTCGCCCGACTAGCCTGTGATCCTGCATACCATCCGCGAGTCATATGAGTCATGGCGATTGTGATTGGGAATGATTTGATCGCAAAAAACGATCTGTAGAACTCTCCTTCTGGCGTCCCTCTTTGTTGCCCCATCGTCATCACAGACCTTACCCTTGCATCGGGACTAGGTACTGCAATATCAGTCTCCTGTAAAACCATTGACTGAAACTTCAAAGACTCGTCTGCATTGAAGTTTGCAAAAACTGCACCCTCGTATTCAAGCACCTCAGTAGATCTGAATTGATCCCATTCCCTTTTTACAATGCCGTTGCGCTCCATCATTGCGCGGAACCCTGCATCCAAGGCTTCCCACTCTGTATCAAATGATCTTGCAAGAGCCCCAGAGAACTCCATCCCAAAGGCCCGTTTATTGCCATTTGTCCAAGGCTCCAAGAAAGATGCCTTCATAACAGCATTCGCTAGTTTGGATGTGAGCCCAATCCCATAGGTTTCCCCAAAGCGATTTGAAGAATGAGCCATTGTGATCCATGCATCCGCGCCTAAACCAATCTGTGCTGCAATTCTTAGATCTCCATCTGGCGCTGCTAAAGTCTGCAGCGTTTTCCCCAGGATACGAAACGTAGGTAACTTGTTGTATTGGGCTGTAATCAGTTGGAACCCGACATCAGAAATAGCTGAGATAAAAGCAGAACCCAGCAAAGCCGCTTGATCGATGTTTCTTATTGCTTGGAACATATTGCCAAAAGCCATCGGATTTCCTTCGTTCACTCTGCCTGACACAACATTCCATGTGTCTTGCAATCGCCTGGCTTGAATTCTGTTGATTCCTGATTTCTGCGCTTGCGCCAAAAATACTCTCCAGGTCGTTTCTGGGTTTGGCCCCATCAACTCAAGCAAAGCGATGTCATTTGCAGAAGACTCGATAAAGTCAACAAGAGTCCCAAAAATATCCCCTCGCCCAAAGTCGTTTTGATATTCAATCCAAGATTCAGCGTCTTTGAAATACAAGACCCTTTGATCAGAACCTTTGCGAGATAATTTACGCCCCATCGTTCGAGGAGCTTCCAGTGGCCCAACTTTGTTAAGACCACCAGTGACAATGCTTTCAAACACATTCCCAAGCAAACCGTCTTCATCCTGAGTTCCAAAAATCTCAAGCTGAGTCAGCTGTCTTCCCTGGTCGTCAAGCATCTTTGTGTAATCAAGCTTGTCCCTGATGCGGTCTATCCAAATGCGTTTTGCTTCATTCCGATCTTTTGCTAATTTCAATATAGCGCTTGGATCATGGCGTTGAGGTAACAAGAAGTCTTCGTTCTTTGAGATAGATGCACCAAATTTGTTTTTCAGATCTACTGTGCGATCTACAAGCTTCAGCCAATCTTTTGCAAACTGATTGATTTCAACATCATCTGTCGCTTCTCCATAGATCGCGCGGATGAGCTTGTTCAAATTTGCTTCATCATCGAAAAACCCAAGACCTTTCTTCTGAAATCTGTTGAGAAGATCGGACAAATCAGTATGAAATCTCTTTGAGTATGATCTTGCCGTGTACTCAACATTCCTGTAAGGCGCACCAAACGCTGAGTCTTTAGTCAGCAGAGCCATTAGTTTTCGTGTAGCCATCAAAAAAGTTTTTGATTTTTTTCAGAACAACAGCTTGCATGGCTGCCTCTCTTTTGGCTCTTGATATCTTGTTCACAAGTTCATCAACAACAGCCTCTGGGTCAATCCCCTTCTCCATATTTTGTTCAATGGATTGTTTTAAAGATTGACTTAGCCGTTCCTCATCCTGCTCTGCTTGTGAGAGCTTAAGCATACATTGTTCGTACCTAGACACCTCTCACACACCTCTTCAGTTCATTCAAAGCAGACAAATCGTTATCCTGTTGCTCGACAAAATCTTTGATGTTTCTTTCAACCCCATCGATCTCAATCGTCACATTCTGATCTTCGTCTGACAGCCTTGCATATTCAGACATATTGCGATCATGCGCTTCGCTCAAGCCTTGAGATTCAAGCACTCTCCTCTCTGCATCGCGGATCTCAATGTCAGTTTCATCCAGATCAGCAAAGTCTCTATCGGGAAGAAAGTCCTGGGGCTCAAGCAAATCCTCTTCAAAGTTTTCTGCAACTTGCAAGAATCGTGCTGTAGCCGCTTCATGCTCAGCTACAATTCCTTCCTGAGCAGCTTGAAATCTTTGTTGCAACTGACCTTGGCGAATATCTTCTTCGGTCAATCTTTCAAGTTCTGCGATTTCTCGGTCTAAGGCCTCAAGCTGCGCTCTTGCGTCATCAGACTTGACTAGCCTTGGA